TAGCTAATATTCATGGTTTCAAAGTCTATATGTCTAACAACCTACCTTCAGTTGGAACTGGTCCAGGTACATCTGCTACCTCTAACACTTCTAACTATGGTGCAATTATTGCAGGTCATTCGTCTGCTGTAGCTTCTGCCGAGCAAATTAACAAAACTGAAACATACAGAGACCCTGACAGTTTTGCTGATATTGTTCGTGGAATGCATATGTATGGTCGAAAAATATTGAGACCTGAAGCGATAGTTCGTGCTATCTACAATATAGGGTAAGGGAGATATAAAATGGCTACAGTCGCACTCGCAAACTCTACTCGTGGAAGTTCAGCACGAGGTAGACAACCATACTTTCTGCAAAATAGTGTCAACATGGCAACTGCTGCTACCTCTAAAGGTACTGCATTAGCTGCGTCTGACGTTATTACTGCGATTACAGTTCCTGCTAACACAGTTATTCTTCATGCTGGTTGGGAAGTTACTACAGCACATGCTGGTACTTCTTCTGACACAGCATTTGATTTCGGTGTTACAGGTGGTAACGTAGATGTTTTTGTTGATGGCTTCGATTTTGATGGTGCATCAGTAGGAGACTATTCTAGTCCTACTGCTGATAACTTCAATACAGTTGTTGTTGGCGGAACAGCAGATACAATCGACATTCTATTACAAGCAATGACAGGAACAACCACTGCTGGTGTTCTTAGATGTTATGCAATATTAATGGATTGTGATGATGTGGGCACATTAGGCCCAGATGAAGTTGACCGAGATACACTCGCTTAACTATTAGGATTGTGTGGGTTGGTTAATTCTGACCCACACTTTTCTTAGGAAATATTATGGCAACTACTTTTTTAACATTAGCAAATAACGTAATAGCAAGAGTAAATGAAGTACAATTAACTTCATCAAATTTTAGTGATTCCAGAGGCATACAAACCCAATGTAAGAATGCTGTTAATGAAGCTATCCGTTGGATTAATCAAAAAGAATTTAACTGGCCTTTTAATCACTCTACAAAAACACAAACTTTAACTCCAGGTGTAGCTAGTTATGATGTACCTAGTGATGCCAAAACTGTTGATTATGATACCTTTAGAATGGTAAGAGATGATGATTTAGGTATAGGTGGAGACAATTTAAATATTCTTACTTACTATGAATATGTCCAAAGATTTATTGAAGAAGAAGATGCAGTACAAACCACATTAACAAGTGGTACTCATACAGATAGTGTAACTACAATTAATGTTGATAGCACCACAGGATTTGATAGTTCTGGTACAATATATATTGGTGCTGAAGTTTTAACTTATACAGGAGTAACAAGTACAACTTTTACAGGTGTAACAAGAGGTGCTAGTAGTACAACAGCAGCAGCAATATCTAATGATACTACTGTTGCTCAATTTGAAAGTGGGGGTATACCTACTCATGTTGTTAGAAAGTTAGATAATAACTTTGCTTTATATCCTTATCCTACAAAACAAGCATCTTTAAAGTTTGATTATTTTACATTTTCTTCTGATTTATCTGCTCATAGTGATACTATAGTTATTCCAGATAGATTTGTTCCTGTAATATTAGATGGTGCTACAGCTTTTGTTTATCAGTACAGAGGTGACGCACAACAATATACACTTAATTTTAATCGCTTTGAACAAGGCATAAAAAATATGCAAATGGTATTAGCAAATAGAACTGACTATGTACGTTCTACTGCTATTATTAGACCAAAAGCAACATTTAATTTAGCAGCAGTAGGGTCAGGATAGTATGCCAGATAATACAGGTGTTTCACCATTTGCATTTATTTGTGAAGGTGGTTTAGTTTTAAATCGTTCTACATTTATTATGCAACCTGGTGAAGCTATTGAATTAGAAAACTTTGAACCAGATATAAAAGGTGGTTATAGAAGAATTAGTGGGTTTAGAAAATATGTAAATCATATTGTACCTCAAACATCTTCTTCTAGTGAAGAAGTTTTACTGTCTGTTAGTTTCGATAATAAAGTTATTGCTGCTAGAGGTGAAAAAATTTTTAGTTCAGCTTCTACAGAATTAAGTATAGCTGTTGCATCTTCAACTACAATGACAGGTTCAGGAACACTAACTGTAGATGATACAACTGGTTTTAGTTCTTCAGGAACATTACAAATTAATTCAGAAATCTTTACTTACACAGGAAAAACTGCAACTACTTTTACTGGTGTAACAAGAGCAGCTTCTAGCACAACTGCTGCTGCTCATGCTATTGATGATACTGTAAGTGAATCTTGGACAGAAAGAGATACTGGTAGAACAAGTGCAAGTAAATATAATTTTGAAAGATTTAATTTTGATAATAATGATAAGATAATAGTTGTTGACCAAGCTAATGCACCTACTGTATTTAATACTTCTTTGGCAGCTACTGATGTTTCTGATTCCTCTGTTAGTGGTGCAAAGTTTGTAGCTGCTTTTAGAGAACATATGTTTTATGCTGGTATGTCTGGTACTCCTCAAACTTTAGTTTTTAGTGTGCCATTTGATGAGGATAACTTTAGTAGCGGTAGTGGTGCTGGAACAATAAAAGTTGATGATGTTATTACTGGTTTAAAAGTTTTTCGTGAAAGTTTATTTATATTTTGTGAAAATAGAATATTTAAATTAACAGGTACAGCATTAGCAAATTTTGCAATAGCTCCTGTCACTCGTGACATTGGTTGTATTAATGGTGATACAATTCAAGAATTTGCAGGTGATTTAATTTTCTTAGGTCCAGACGGATTAAGAACTGTTGCTGGTACTGCAAGGATTGGTGACGTTGAATTAGGAACTATTAGTTCTGCTGTTCAAACTTTAGTTGATGAAAATATTGATGACTCTGGATTATTTGAGTCTACAGTAATACCTGACAAAACACAATATAGACTTTTTTTTACAAAAGATGGACAAGCTGCAACAGGAACTATTGGTCTTATATGTGTATTAAGAGGTAAAAATTTTGAGTTTGCAAAATTAAAAGGTATTAGACCAACATCAACTGACAGTTTTGTTGAAGATGGTAATGTTAAAGTTATACATGGTGATTCTGGAGGCTATGTATATAGACAAGAAAAAGGTAATGATTTTGATGGCACTTCTATAGATGCTAAATATAGAAGTGCAGATTTAACTTTTGGTGACCCTGGTATAAGAAAACATATGCAAAGAGTATTAGTAAACTTTGCTCCAGAGTCAACTATTAGTTCTAATTTATTTTTAAGATATGATTATGAGTCTGCTGATTCTGCTAGACCAGCAGCATATGCATTAAGTTCAAGTGATATAGCAGCAGTTTATGGTTCTGCCACATATGGTTCTGTTACTTATGGTGGTCAATCACAACCTTTAAAAAGACAAGCAGTTGAAGGTTCAGGTTTTGCAGTTGCTTTAAGGGTAAATGATGATGGTACAACAGCACCCTATTCGTTAAAAGGGTTTCAATTAGAATATCAACTAGGAGCTAGACAGTAAATGGGAGCAACATACACAAGACAATCTTCCTACTCTGATGGAGATACAATACAAGCAGCAGATACTAATGATGAGTTCAATCAGTTATTAGCTGCTTTTGCATCAGGTACAGGACACACACATGATGGTACAACTGCTGAAGGTGGACCAATAACTAAATTATTAGGTACAGCAATTACAATAGGTGATGGTTCATCTGGTGCAGACATAGCAGTAACATTTGATGGTGAAACATCTGATGGTGTTTTAACATGGATGGAAGATGAGGACCAATTTAAGTTTTCTGATGACATAATGATTGTTGATAATGAATCATTAATTTTTGGTACAGACTCCAATGTTTTAATAACTTATGATGAAGCAACAACAGATTCCTTAAAAATTTCTGCAACAGAAGGTGCGGCATTAGCTATTACTTTAATGGCAGATGAGGGAGATGATGCTGGAGATGAATGGAAACTTAACATTGCAGATGGTGGTACACTTACACTAGGTAATGATATAAACTCTGCTGGTACTTATGTAACACATCTTACTATAGCTCCTAATGCTACAGTAGCAAGTTCAACATTAACTTATGCAGGTAATGTTACTGTTGGTGGAAATTTAAGTGTTAGTGGTACAACTCCAGCAGCTAGTTCTGTAGCGGCTGATGACATTTCTACAGGTGATGGAGCAATAAATTTACAAACTTCTTCTGGTAATGTTCTTGTAGATTCACAAGCAGGTGCTACCACAGTAGATGGTCATACAGGGGTTACAGTACAGTCAACAAATTCAGGTGATATAACTTTAGATTCCGTTGCTGACATTGTTCTTGATGCAGGTGGTGCTGATATTACTTTAAAAGATGACGGAACTACCTTTGGTGCTCTTGTTAATTCTTCAGGTGAACTTGTTATTAAGTCTGGTTCTACTCCTACAACTTCTTTAACTTTTTCAGGTGATGACGCAACATTTGCTGATAACTTAACTTTAGGTTCTGATAGCTCTGTATTAGCTTTTGGTTCTGATTCTGAAATAACAGTTACCCATGTTGCTGATACTGGATTAAATTTTAAACATACAGCAACTGGAGATGATAAACCTATTGTACTAACTTTACAAACAGGTGAGACAGATATCGCTGCTAATGATGTCATTGGTCGCATTGACTTTCAAGCTCCTGATGAGGGAACAGGTACAGATGCAATACTTGTTGCTGCTGGAATAGCTGCTGTCTCTGAAGGTGATTTTGCAGCTGATAACAATGCAACTAAATTAAGTTTTAGAACTGCTGCCTCTGAAGCTGCTAGTGAAAAAATGTCTCTAAGTTCTGCTGGTAACTTAACAATCTCAGGTGACTTAACAGTAACTGGAGATGATATTTTCTTAAACACTAATACAGACACAGCTATAATGGTAGCTGATGGAACTAATTATAATCCAGTTGTGCCAAGTGGAGATGTTACTCTTACTAATGCAGGTGTTTTTGGAATAGCAAGTGGTGTTATTGTTAATGCAGATATTAATGCAAGTGCTGCTATAGCAGATTCAAAATTGGATACTATTAGTACAACAGATAAAGTAAGTGGTGCTGCTATTCAAATAGATGGTGCAGCAGATGGTACAGGAATAACTATTGCTGCTGGAGATAAACTTCTTGTTGATGATGGAGGCACTACAAAGTATGTTGAAGCCTCTCAATTAAATACTTATATTAGTGCTGAAGCTAGTGCTATAGCTGCTGATAATATTACAACTGGTGATGGAGCAGTTAGTTTAGAAACATCTTCAGG